ACAGGTGCCCTAAAGGTTGTGGGTGGTATCAGTACTCAAGAAAATTTGAATGTTGGTGGTACTACTACTTCAACCTCGGCTACTACGGGTGCCCTACAAGTTGCGGGTGGTATCAGTACTCAAGAAAACCTGAATGTTGGAGCTGTTGCTAAGGTGTTATCCGCCACAGATGCCTCATCTAAAACCACTGGTGCTCTAATTGTCACCGGTGGTGTGGGTATTTCTAAGAATATTCATGCTTTAAACGCTAATTTTGAAGATGTCGAAGCTGATAGTGTCAATATTACAGATACCACATTATCTTATAATCAAACAACTGGTGCACTCAAGGTTGCTGGTGGTTTAGGTGTAGCCGGAAACGTTCATTGTGGTAACCTCACATTAACAGGTAATTTAGTCGTTACAGGAAATACAACGGTTATCAATGCAAATAATCTTGTAGTTCAAGATCCTATAATTGAACTTGGTAAGGGTAATACAACTGGTTTGGATACCGGTATACTTATGAATAATCCCCTAACAAGTGGGAATAAAGGTAATGTCGCTGTGATTTATGATTTCTCCACATCCAACCTTGAAATTGGTCATACTCTCAGTAGTGCTAATAATTCTCCAGTTATTATGAATACATCAAACGCAATCGCAGTTAATATAAATGGTACTCTAGGAGTTACGAGTACAACTGCATCTTCATCTAAAACCACCGGTGCGGTGACCATAGGTGGTGGTTTGGGTGTGGTGGGTGCCCTATTTGGTGCCGCGGCCACTCTAGATGGTGTAGTGAATCTAACAGACGATACTACATCCACTTCAGCAACCACAGGTGCCCTAAAGGTTGTGGGTGGTATAAGTACTCAAGAAAACTTGCACATTGGAGGTGTTTCCAAGGTGTATGGTACCACCAATGCTACTTCTAAAACCACTGGTGCTCTAATTGTTTCGGGTGGTATCGGGGTCGCTGAAAATATTCACGGTAAGGATGTTTTTGTTGAGGACGTTGTCTCCAATAGTGTAGTCATTCTAGATACAACAACTTCAACCACAGCTACATCAGGTGCCCTTAAGGTTGTGGGTGGTATAAGTACCCAAGAAAACTTGAATGTTGGGGCTGTCGCTAAGGTAATCTCAGCCACGGATGCTACTTCTAAAACCACTGGTGCCTTAATTGTCACTGGTGGTCTAGGTGTTGCTAAAAATATTCATGGTAAAAATGTCTTCGTAGAAGACGTTGTATCCAATAGTGTAGTCATTCTAGACACTACGACTTCGACCAATGCAACTACTGGTGCCCTAAAGGTTGCTGGTGGTATCAGTACTCAAAAAAATCTAAATGTTGGTTCAAACGCACACATATCATCAAATCTTGAAGTTGGTACTGCAAATCTATTTGTAAATACATTGACTTCGAACGTGGGAATTGGCACTAAGACTCCGAGTGAACTTTTAGATATAGCAGCAGTAAGTGGTGACCATGATGCGTTCATACGTCTTAGATCCGGATCTGGTGGTTCTCCCGTAACCGAATCTGGTATTAAATTAACCGAATCAACACGGTATGGTTGGAGAATAGCTCACAATGCCAACACGGATTCTTTAAAAATTGCACACCAAGATCAAAATGATGCCATAAATGGGGATAATTATATGGTTTTTAAATCAAATGGAAATATTGGTATTGCAGAGGCGGATCCAACTTCAAAGCTTCAAGTTGCTGGTGATGTCAATATCACAGACACAACCGTCTCTTCGTCTAAAACTACGGGTGCTCTGATTGTTGCTGGTGGTCTCGGTGTAGCTGCTAACATTCATACGAGTAATATTTATGCGGGATATGATGCGGATGAAACCTCATATATTGGACGTTCCGCGATAGGTTTTATGGGTCAAAGTGACCATGCTTCTTTTGCACATGTTGACAATAACACTACAACAAACTATGCACTTAAACAATCAGCTGCTGGTACAACACATCTTAATGCGAAGTCTGGTCAAAATGTTAGTTTCAAAATAAATAACACTGAAAAAGCCAGAATTACGAGTGGTGGTGATTTCTATGTAAATACCAACACTCTATATGTTGACGCCTCTACGAGTAGGATTGGTTTAGATACTGACTCACCCGATGCAAATCTTCATGCGGTTGGTAATGTTTATGTGGGTTCTACAACCGATGCCACTACAACCGTAACAGGTGCACTCATTGTCGCTGGTGGTTTGGGTATCGCGAAAAAGATTGTTGGTCAACACGCCAGCTTCGAAGATGTCACGGCGACTAGTGTTACTGCCTCTGCTATGGTAAAGGGTGCTACCATCTCAGGGACCAATGTATATGGTACCCTAGCTGGAGCTAATACAGCAGCTGTTACTACCCTAACAGCCTCAGGTATGGTGAAGGGTGCTACCATTTCAGGGACCAATGTATATGGTACCCTAGCTGGAGCTAATACAGCAGCTGTAACTACCCTAACTGCCTCTGCTATGGTGAAGGGTGCTACCATCTCAGGTACCAATGTATACGGTACCCTAGCTGGAGCTAATACAGCAGCTGTGACTAGCCTAACTGCCTCTGCTATGGTAAAGGGTGCTACTATTTCAGGGACAAATGTATACGGTACCCTAGCTGGGGCTAATACAGCAGCTGTGACTACCCTAACAGCCTCTGCTATGGTGAAGGGTGCTACCATTTCAGGGACCAATGTATATGGTACTCTAGCTGGGTCTAATGCAGCGGCTATAACTACCCTAAACGCCTCGGGTGTGGTGACCTTAGCAGATACAACTACTTCAACCTCAGCTACAACAGGTGCCCTCAAGGTTGCTGGTGGTATCAGTACCCAAGAAAACTTACATATTGGAGGTGTTTCCAAGGTGTATGGTACTACCGCCTCCGATGGCAAAACCGCGGGTGCCCTAATTGTTGCCGGTGGTGTGGGTGTCTCAGGTGCCCTATTCGGTGCCGCAGCCACCCTAGATGGTGTGGTGACCCTAACTGACGATACTACTTCAACTTCGGCTACAACAGGTGCCCTCAAGGTTACTGGTGGTATCAGTACTCAAGAAAACTTACATATTGGGGGTGTTGCCAAGGTGCATGATACTACCACATCGTCTTCTAAAACCACTGGTTCCTTAATTGTAGCAGGTGGTGCAGGTGTGTCAGGTCCTCTATTTGGTGCCGCCGCCACCCTAGATGGTGTGGTGACCCTAACAGATGCAACGGAGGCGACATCATCAACTACAGGTGCTCTCAAGGCAGCTGGTGGTGTCGGTATTGCTAAGGATGTGTACGTCGGGGAGCGCGCCTACGTCACTGGGGGTCTCATCACCAATACGGGGGGTGTTGGGAAAAAGACATACTCGTATTCGGCTGATTTGGGTAGTGGTGCGAGTATAGCAAATGCGACGTATGTTCTCGATTTTACAAACCACCCCTTCCATTCTAAAGTTACAGCGATGTTGATCGAATCGGATGATGAAATTAGTACAATGATATTTGATGTTATTGGTGGTAAACTTGGAGGTGGAAGCAACTCCGCATATGTCCCAGCTCTAGGACAAGTGAGTGTAATTAACACAAGTACAATGAATACACGATGGGACCATGCAGTAGCAACATCCCTCACAGGAACAACTGTGACAATCAAACCAGCTAACGCATGTTCAGGTGTGGTTCGTTTCAACATCTTTGTTGAATACCTGTCCCATGAAACAGCAGGACGGCTTACGAGTGTCACAAATAGTGGATCGAGTGCAGGTACTGGGGATTTCGGCTATTAAACTATACATCCAAAACTTTTCAAACATCATTTTTTTAGGAGCGCTCCAGACTGCTAAAAAAATTGTGGAGTTATAATAACAAGTTGTCCATGACGAATATCAACACATTTCAGGGTGACGTATTCATTCATGAATATATCAAACACAGTGGGGATGACAACAACCTCTTTGGGTTTTCGGGTACAGATACATTCAAAATCGCCACAGCTGGGGTAGATGCTATAAAAGTAGATGCGGATCAAAATGTTGATATCACCGGCTTAATTAGACATATAGGGGATGAAAACAACCTCTTTGGGTTTTCGGGTACAGATACATTCAAAATCGCCACAGCTGGGTCGGATCGTTTGACTGTCGGTTCTGATGGTGCAGTGACAGTAGCCAATGATTTATTTGTATCCGAGTATATCAAACACAGTGGGGATACCGACACCTACTTTGGGTTTAATGCTGCAAATAGTTGGTTGGTACGCACAAATGGGTCGGATCGCATAAGCGTCAATAATGCGGGTAATGTGACACTAGGTGTCAACCTGTATATACCAGATTACATCTATCACAGCGGGGATACTAACACCTACTTTGGGTTCAACGGCGGCGATAGTATGGTATTTATCACAGGTGGAACGACCCGTCTGACTATCAATACTAGTGGGCTCTATACCCAGAGTGGTGGAACCGCCCTTAATTACTTTAAGGAGACCACGAATGGAGGCTCGTGGACCGCGCTCGGACAAAATGGTACTGGCTTTAATATAAATGGGCAGATCGCGTATCAACGAGTTGGTAACTTTTGTACCGCGATGGCCCGCCGGGTCCAATTTTACGCGCAAGGCAATTTTTATCTTAGGCACACGGTCCCTAGTGAGTTTAGACCCTCACATGGTGGTGACATACTTGCATGGACTACGAGAGTTACCACCAACGGTGCATTCTTCGCCCAGGCCTATTATCAGAATCCTTATATGTACTCCGTTTACCACCCAAATGGATCCCACTTCCCAGCGGGAGGTGGGACACAACATAATTTCTCAGCTTGGGGGGCTTGCTGGAGTGTTTAATAGTCATATTCAGCTACTGAAGTGGAGTTGGTTCCGTAAAGTTTGGGATCAGACATGGGTCCCTCCTTTCGAAATGCACACTATCGATAAATTCTAGCGTCTCTTCGCTCAGTGTCACCAGGTTAGTGTCGAATGCATCTATATTATCTTTCAATTGCTCCATGGTGGTCGCACCTATAATCGTGGACGCACAATACCATCTGGTGCGACACCACGCCAATGAGAGCGTCGCGAGTGATATACCAACCCCCTTCGCAATTCCCGCATATCCCTGTGTGGCTAACATGCACGCCTCATTGATGTACCTCGGCATAAAATTTGGATACTTATGGAGGCGCCCATCCACGGGCTTTTTATCGCGATATGCGTGTACATATTTATCGGAGAGAGCCCCACCCGCGAGGGGGCTATATGGGAGTAGGCTGATATTGTATTGGTTGGGTGCACACGCCTCCGCGAGTTCCGTCTCGAACGTGCGGTCCAAGAGACATAATGAGTTCTGTATGGACACTGGTCGCGGCACCCCAAGTTCATCCGCGGCGCGAACGTATTCACAGACACCGAAAGTGGTCTCATTACTCAAACCGTAGTGCCTGATCTTTCCCGTGGTGATGAGTTCACCGAGTGCGGCGACGGTCTCCTTGATGGGCACATCGACACGTTCCTTAGTGGGGTCATACACTCTCTGACCAAAGTTAGCTGTATATCGGTCAGGGCAGTGGATATGATAGAGGTCGATGTAGTCCGTCTTGAGCCTGTGTAGTGATGCGTCACATGCCGCGATGACGGAGTCACGATCGAGGCGATTTCGTGGTCGTCCCGTCACTTTTGTCGAGAGGATGATCTCAGAGCGAAGTTCGGGGTTCTTCTCGAACCATCTACCGATATATTCCTCAGTGGTTCCGGCCCTATCAACGTGTGGGCAGGGATACATCTCAGCGGTGTCGATGAAGTTGACACCACGCTCCTTTATGGCGTAGTCCAGCTGCGCATGTGCCTCTTCTTGAGTATTTTGACCTCCGAACGTCATTGTCCCGAGGCATACCTCGGTCACCATGAGACCGCTCGAGCCTAGTGGTCGGATTTTCGGGAGCTTTGTAGTTGATATATTATGGAACACTGAAACATCTTCAGGTCGAGCGTCTTCAATCGCCGTCACCTCCGCCTCGCTGATGCCGTTGGCGTTCATGGCCTCTACGTTCTCGATTAAAGGCTTATTATTAGCACATATAAATCCAGTGATTATATATTTACTTTTATCAGTTTTTACCATACATCCTCTATGAACATGAACAATATCAGTTGGAAATATAATAAGTTTACCTTCTTTCGGTCTAATTTTATTGCCGTTATAGAATTCGGTTTCTCCACCATCTTCTTCATCGAGTGTGTTTAGATAAAATATAAAAGCAATCAGACGATCTTCATCTGAATTATAATCCAAATGCCAATCAAAAAAACCGGATTTATCTGTGCGTTGTATATTCATCCAAGGTGTAGAGATTGGACCCAAACAACTAAAATAATCATCTTCAGATAGAGGTCCATTTATAATTATTTCACGTGCGAACGTCTTAATATGATTTTCCACAGTTTTGAAAATTCTATCAGTAATAAGAGACCATTCCTCCAATACATTGAAACATAAATCTAAACTTACTTTCTTTTTTTGATTTTTAAGTCCACCACTACAAACACCTACACGTTTTCTGTCATCTAATTCATATTTTTGTATAATTTCTTTACATAGTTCAGATGATAACACATCTTCAAACTCGTAAATCATATAATACGATTATGCGAGTTCTCCTTAAATTAATTTTCTATTGAAATAGTATTATGGATATACTTGATCCTTATGTTCGACTAACACTAATACCAGAGGCTATGTATAGTTTGATAAATGTTAGGACATTAAATTATGGCAACGGTGAAACTACAGAGGAAGTATTTGAATCTCTAAATGTACCATCAGGTTATACGAAGCCATCATTTGAGGCATTTGAATCAAAACTTCAGGAGTTGTTCAATAACCAACCCCTACAAAATCTTCGTACCGAGAGGGACACCCTCCTCAACCAAACAGATAAATACGTCGTCGCGGACTTCCCCCATACCACTCCAGAAAAGAAACAAGAATGGCTTGACTACCGCCAGGCACTTCGTGACCTCCCTGCGAATACAGCGGATCCATCGAATCCAGTTTGGCCAACTCTTCCAACCGCGTAAGTTTCATCCTCATTTCTTCCAAATTGTATCCCAGTTTGTAAGTCTTCCTAGCTTAAAAATAAACTCTCACTATATTATAAAATGTCTGGTGGTATTGCCCAACTCGTAGCCGTCGGTGCTCAGGATGTGCACCTCGTCGGTCAGCCCGAGGTGAGCTTCTTCCGCTCCACCTACAAACGTCATACAAACTTTTCCCAAACTGTCGAGCGTCAGGTCATTCAAGGCAATGTCGCGAATGGTGGTATGTCCACCGTCCGCTTCGAGCGCAAGGGTGATATGCTCGGATATGTCTACCTCGTCCCCAATAATGGTGTCAAGACCATGCCTTATTCTCAAGCCGATTGGTTAACAAAAATTTCCAAGGTTGAACTCCTCGTGGGTGGTCAGGTGATTGATGAACAGGATTCCACCTACTCTACCCTGGTTGCGCCCCGTCTTTCTGCGACCACCGCTTCCAAATCACCTTCGGCTGATCTGGTCAACGGCGGTACAGCCTACAGGTTCTATCCCCTCAGGTTTGCTTTCTGTGAAAACTGGCAGACCGCCATCCCTCTCATCTCCCTCCAGTACCACGATGTCGAGCTCCGAATCACTTGGGGCTCCGCGGCGGCTACCGACAAGTGGGATGTTTTCACCAACTACGCCTACCTTGACACTGATGAACGTGAAGTGTTCGCTTCCCAGCCCCAGAACATGCTCATCACCCAGGTGCAGAAGTCGGTTGCCTCCACTTCCAAGATCCAGGAGCTCAACTTCAACCACCCCGTGAAGTACATCGCCGCCGGTAAGGCGTCTGCTTTGGAGATTCTCCATGATAACAACAAGCTCAAGCTTCAAATCAATGGTACCGATGTTGCTGATTACAAATTTGCTGATCCCAACTTCTCCACCGTAACTTCGTATTATCACGCCACTAACTCGTCTTTAGGAACAGCCAAGACTCTGTTCTTCTACCCATTCTGCCTCGATTCTGGCAAGCTTCAGCCTACTGGCAGCCTAAACTTCTCCCGTCTTGATTCGGCTCGTATCATCAACGATACCAAAGACTCAGACGACAACCTCTATGCCGTAAACTACAACGTCCTCCGTATTGAAAATGGTATGGGTGGTCTATTATATTCTAACTAATTAATAAAGATGTTGTGGAAGGTTGTCTTCCTACTTGCCATCGTTTTTGTATTGACGTACGATCCTAACTCCAGGACACTCGAAAAGTTTGTTGGTCAACCCACACAACCAACAAGCAAATCGTGTGAAAATGCGCATTACGAAGCCGTTCAATTTGCCCAGAGCCCATACGAATGCCCCACCGCTGGTAAGACTAGGATGGGTGCCGTGATGTAGAAAGCTTAAAAAGAAAATGACATTTTCATTTATAAATGGTTCCAGTCAATAAAGACACACTACTCATCGTTGCAGCGATTGTTTTTGCAATTGGTATGATTTACATGTTTAAAGAGTTAAACAAGGCTAAACAGGATATTGACAATTTTAAAGGTTTCTCAGCCCAGGTCGTTCGACACTTAGCTCCACCCCC